ACCCTATCCCTTCTGTGCGGCGCGCCAACGCTTGCAGCCGATATAATCTGCCATTCCGCGTCATACCCGATCTCGGCCAATGTTCCGAGTACTGTATTGATTCCCCGAACAAGGAGCGCTCCGACGTTCTCCACGATCGCGTATCGCGGTCGTAAATCGCCAATAAGCCGTAGCATCTCAAACCAAAGACCGGAGCGCGCCCCTGCGAGTCCCGCACCTTTTCCGGCGACGCTGATGTCCTGGCAGGGGAAGCCGCCGGCAATGATCCATCCCCCTTTGGGAAGCTTTGTTCCGTCGATTTTTGTAATGTCCCCGAGTCCGATTGCGTCGGGGAATCGCTGCTGATAAACCCGAATAGCATAGTCATCCACCTCGCTGTAGTAATGCTCATCAAATCGCAGGCCGGCCCAGTACGCACCAAGGGCAAATCCTCCGATGCCGGCAAAGAGATCAAGGAACGCGGACACTACTCACCCCTCCACCTTTACGCCGTACTTGGCGGCTATCTTATCGACCCGTTCGGAGTCACCAAAAGGTACCCAATCAACCGCATTGTTAAAAATCTCTGTCAGCATTTCCATCGGCATCCTTACTATCTCCATCGCACTCTCGTTCGGGGCGGCGAGGTAGGCGTCGATAGCGTCGCATGTTTTTTTTAGTTCCGTTCTGAAAAAACCATGGTCGGCTTGTGGGTCATCGAGGTGATAGCCGCTATTCTCTAACAGTGTTTTGCAACGCTCCAGCAACTCCCTCGCGCTCTGTTTCGGTTCCATCCTAGTCCCCCTTGCTTTCATTTTTCGCTTTTGTTTCTTCAAGATAAGCATCGAGTTTGTTGTATATTTCGCATCACAGCCTCCGGTCGATATATTCGATCATTTGGACCGCGACTGCGGCGACCTGAATCAATTCTTCGCGCTGCTTTTTTGGTGTCCTTTCGGCGAAGACCTCACAGAACTCTTCAAAGAGAATGTCGAACCAAGTAATATTTCCCTCTTTCCGTGCAATCTCGCAGCTTCTTTTTGCATCCCTGGCAAGCGCCGAATACATCCAATGAGTAGATATGGTATTGATTTGGTGATTCTGCTCTCCCCACTTTAATTCCTGCCGCCGACGTTCAGCCTCTATCTCTGCGTACAAGATCATGCGCGACATTTATTTTTGTTTCCTTGCGGCTTCGACGATTTTTTTTATCGCCATATCAACCGGCGACGGGTTGTTCCCAGGAAGATCTATTCCTAATCCGCGCCGCTTATATTCACGCTCTAGGTACTTGATTTCATATTCTGAGAACTCTAGGTTTAGATTCATAATTCCTCCCTCCGTAGTTTTTTATTCAATTTTCTGTAAATTCCGATCTGCTCGATTAAAAACTCTCTAGGCATATTTCGTTCTCCGTTAAGCCTAGCAAGGAACTCAAGGTTCTCGACGTTTTTTGCCCCAATGTCCTCAACAAGGTTGACCCTGAATCTAAGCGGTTCTCCTGCCCGTGGCCCGTTGCACCCAGAACACTGTGGTCTTACATTTCTAGGATCCCATCTGACGATGTAATACCTTCGCGAAATGTAGTGCCCTGCCTGGATATCGTTCGTTTCGTGAATATTTCCGCAGGTGTAGCATCTGGATAATCCTGGAGCTATCTCAAATGTTTTTTTGATATAAAACCCAAATTCTTTGTCAAGGATCTTTACCAGTGACTTGTAATCATAGTCGTCAAGCTTCTTTCTGGAGCGCGTTTTTGATTTTTGGAAGTATGGGCGTTTGTAAAAGCTCATTTAGCCTCCTGGGGTACTATGCCCTTAAACATTGATTTGATCTTTTCCTTGGCCGAGTACTGCTCAAGGTCGCCGGGCCGCATTGAAGACGGCCCGTGCGACTCTTCGTTCATTGAATCAGCACTAATTAATTTATTAACTAACTTATTAGTTAATTTATGTGAGTCCTCATTGAGCTTTCCGGTAGCATTCAATGAATCCTCATTGAATGGTGGTATTGAAGACTTGGATGGATATTGTATCTGCTGATATAATCTCCACTTAAGTAATTGGTAATAAATCTGGCCATTGGCTTCATAGAACTTCACCCGGGTAAACTGCTGAACCTCATCCTTGAGCTTCTCGATCCTGCTGACAGTGATATCGTCAGAGGGGAAAATGGCTGCTTTTAAACTTTTCGCAGATCCATTCCCTCGTCCGTCATCGTCAGCTCTCGAGATCATGCCAATGAAAAGGAGCCGTGCACCCCATGACAATTCCATGAATCCGGTATCTGTCCAGATGTCCGGATTAACCATTCTTTTTCGAGCCACTATAATCCCCGCTGTGCGTAATCAGCCGCAGCTATGAGATAAAAAAGCGCGATTACTGCGAAGAACAGAAGAGAGCTGAAAATATAATAAGTCACCCTCAACACCGCGCTTCTGTGCCACAGCTTCCGCGCTTGCTTTATGATCCATCGCGCTTTTTTCATCAGAAGATATCCAGCTTATCGCCATAAGGGGGAGGAGGATCGATTATCTCGGTCTTCACGTTATCGAACATCTTCGCTACCGCTTCTTGTGCTGGAGACTTTTTAATCTTCTCTGCTGCTTTCTTTGCCACTTCTGCCACAGAGGTTTTCTTTTCAGCCTCCGGCTTTTCCTCTGGATCGAAATAGTCATCGGGAGTTGCCATACCATCTTTCAGGGATTGGTAAATCTTCCCTAGTGCCAGGTATTCAGGACCATTTAAGGTATCTATTCTGTGCCGAAGTCGTTTTTCGATCTGGAGTTTTGTTATCCCGAAGGTGCCTAACTTCTCGAGCATCTTAGGGATTCTGTCTTGTATATCGCCGATACTTTCAGAAAGCGTTCGCTGGCATTCTGCAACCGCAGCGTCAACCACGTCTCCTGGTACGATCCGTAAAACGCAGGCACGAACTCGCCGAGATCCCTGATTTGCAGTAACCTCATAAACATCGCGTTCATCGCGCAGCGCCTTCGCTCCGTCTTTTGTGTCTCTTACATGCCTGACCTTGAACTCCTGGCGAGCCATGACATTCGTCTCGAGATCCCAGGCATAGGCGAGCATGGAAGACTCATCGCCCCGCCTATCTACTTCGACCGTTCCGAACGAAAGGTTTCCCCAGTTTCTTGCGATGGTTTCCGCCAGCCTAATCGAAGGGCCGGTGACCATCGTTCCACCACGGGGAAAGGAGTACTCTGCCTGTTCAGCCAAGGTTGCCCTGCGGCACTCGTTTAAGATCCTATCCATCGATTTGATTGGATCCCGCGGAAACTTTTTAGCCATGACAACCTGACCCTGGACTTCCGCGATTGCCCGCGAGGACTCGATCTCTACTACCGCGCTAGGTTCTGCTTTCTGTAATTCGTATGGATTATTCATCTGTATCTTCTCCTAATTGCTCACCGCTTGACGCTACGGAGTTTTCTTGCCGTAGGTCGTAGTTTTTCTCGACTTCTCGCCTCTGCGCCTCTGAGAGAGGATATTTCTTGATGTGCTGCTTGGTGCAGAAGGTGAGAAGAGTCTTGACCGCTTCATTATTGTTCTGCCCCACGAATCCCTTTGCACGTGCATAGATCAGATGCTCGGTGAATTCGTGGTCTGGCAGGTTTATGACGACTCTCATAATTCCCTGGCGCCTTTCAAGACTCTGAAAACCCTGGATTCAGAAGTTCTCTTGAATTGGCTGGCAATGTCGGGGTAGGATAGTTCCAAGGCTTTGGTGTCGATCGACGTTCTTGATTGGGTCTTCCAGCTTACGACCTGGATCCCTGCGATGGAGAGCGTATCCCCAAGGTCTTGTAGTTTCATTTGCAGGGCGAGTTCCAGCTCGTCCTGCTTCCCTTTCAAGGCCTCGATCTGATCCTTTACTTCGAGAAGATCTTTCAGGATTGACTTCTCATCGTCTCCGCCAATCACTACATCAGCTGAGGGCTTACGCCACATTTGGCGAGCTTCTTCGGTGCTTGATGGTTCTGGCGGGGTCTTGGTTTGCACCAAGGACCAGAAGTTGTCGAGAATCACCTCCATGTTTTGGATGAGATCATTATCCCTTTCTACCTTGTAAAACTGGAATGTGTTTCCTCCGAACAGAACCGCTACATAAGCAAAGCTCTCTCCAGTTACCATCATTTGATGCTGCACCTGCACCAGGTAATGATCAGGGACTCCATCGTCCCAGTCTGACTTCCTGGCTCCGTCGGTGGTCTTGCATTCCAGGATTCCACCGCCGACTATTCTGCGGTCGATCTGTGCGACAAAGTACTGTTTTTCCTTGTGCCTTTGGCGCTGGTTTACTCTGCGGACCTTCATCCCTGTTCTAGCCACGAATTCCCTAGCTACCAGGTCTTCAAGTTTGATTCCCCACTGCACTCGTTCGATTTCGGATAGATCTGCTTCCGGAGCCTGGCCGGTTTTCTCTAGCCACAACTGATACGGGGTCTTCCAGGGGGAAATACCCATAATTACCGGCGCATCGCTTCCGCCGATGAAGGTCCTGCGATCCTGGAGATCTGCTTTGACCTCTTCGTTTGATACCTGGACAACTTCTACCAGGTCCTCGTCACCACTGTAGCCCATTGACTACCTCCTTTTATTTTTTTGCAGGGATGGCTTCCCTGCGTGTTTTCTTGAGCCATCGCTCGATCTCGTCTGCGTCGAGCAGAGTCTTTGAGCCGTTCTTGTATGATCCGAACTTTCTTTGGCCGATACGTTTATAGAGAGTCGCCCTACACATCTTGAATTCAGCCAGGGCTTCGTTGACGGTTAGGAGCCGCATTTAGCGTCCCCTCGCTCAGGGATAAGAATGAGCTTTTCGTCTTCGCGGTACGCTTTTAACACATCGCCGTTCTTGAGACGCATTTCCTCCATGTATGCAGGAGGGATTGATACAGATACGCTCCTTTGCCCCTTCTTGCAGATTTTGTATTTTTTAATTAAGACCATCCTCAGACCTCCATTTGTCACTTCTGCTTATTATGATCGTCAGAAATACCTAATTGTCAAGTGTTTTTTTTGTCAAATCTGCTTATTTTTGTATTACACTGTTCCGATGAATAACGACGAAACCACGGGCCTGTTTCACGACAGGCTACGAGAGGCGTATGAGGCGAGCGGCATGCCCGTAAAAGAAATCGCTTATCGATCAGGTGTCAAAAAGCTCACAATAGATAACTGGCTCACCCCAAGTAAGAAAACGATGCCTAAGGTTACCGAAGCCGCAAAGGTAGCAAGGGCGATTGGTACCACTGTCGAATACTTGGTGTTTGGCGTAGAGCCGAAAGCTGTTCCCGAGAGGTTGAGAAAATTGGTCGATTTGTTGTCTGGGATGGGGAGTGATGATCTGGAAGCTATTTTGATAATGGCGCAAACGCTGCAAGAGCGGTCCAAAAAAAAGAAGCCGCCAATTCAGTCCGCCAGTTAAGATGCCGGAAAATGTAATTGCGTTGAAAATGTGGAGGTGTGGGTATGGGTGATTTAGTTGACGCATGGGGGGGGGTAAAGGAGTTTTAAAAGGAGGTTTAGGGGTGGAAATTATTACATCGATTGTTTTTTTGCTTATCATTGGCGGACTTTTACTATTCGAACACGAAAAGAACAAGGCCCGTGAACTAGGGAAAAAGGCCGGAAAAGCTGAAGTGCTGCGAGAAGTTTCAGAGGTTTTTGTGGCAATTTCAGAAAATGCCAGGGATCCAACAAAGGCAATGTCTCTTTTTAAAAAATACATTCTTCCAATATATGAAAGACACAATATTGAATTTATATATAAGATAGAATCATACTTTCATATAGAGCAGTAGGTATGGTTAAAACTATGGGATTTTTTGATATTGTGCGGTATACAGCAATATACTCTTGTAGACGAGAAATATTTATAATATATGGAGATAGAAAATAATTTCTTTATGTGTAATGGGATATTTTGATGCTTTAGGAGCCTTCTAAGCAGTAGGTCGTCGGTTCGACTCCGGCTGGTCCCATTATAGTATAAGGAATTATAAAAAATGCCATATCGAGGTATGGGAAAAGTATGGGAAAGGACTTCTACATTGAACCTCGTGACGGGATCTATTATTTCAGGTTTAGAGATCCCATCACCGGTAAGATAGGAAGCGGGAAATCCTCCAGACTGAGAAACCGAGACGCTGCCATAGCCTGGGCGACACTTGAGTATGAGAAAATTAAAGCCAAGGCTGGATCTTCCTCGAGTCCTTTTAAGGACTGGGCCTCCAGATTCTTTATTGAGGAATGCCCTCATATCGAAAGGGTCTTGAATGAAGGAAAAACTTATGCAGATGCGACCAGGAATGATAACCGGGGCTACCTTTTAGAGATCCTCGATGATCCTATTGCATCAATCCCTTTGAACGAGATCTCACGACCCGACGTCATAAGTCTCCAGGAGCGGATTGTAAAAAAACACGGGAGGTCCAGAACTGCACAGCAGGTCTACTCGGTATTCAGGATCGTGATAAACGAAGCAATGTATCGGGGAAGGATCACGTACAATCCATGTTTTGGAGTGAAGCAGATCTCCTATAAGAAGAAACCCAGGAAGGCGCTCACGCGGGTAGAGGCTGAGGCATTCCTTGCAAGGGAGAACTGGAAAGACGAGCAGCACTGGCTCATGGCTATAACTGCAAGGTATACCGGAATGAGAGCTGGGGAGATCCGAGGGCTGTTCTGGGAAGACATCCTTGTCGAGAAAAACTTGATCCATGTAAAGCACAATCTGCCACAGAATGTCGGCGCTGAGGGGTTAAAGGCCCCAAAATGGAATAAGGAAAGGGTTTACCCATATCCTAAAGAATTGAAAAAACTACTCGAGCCACGAAGAAAAGAAGGACTTGTTTTTGAAGTAAACGGGGATCCGGTGGATTACTGGGCATGGCATGATTCAGTGAAGACTGCCAGAAAGAAGGCCGGCGCCGGCGGGATCCACGCGCTCAGGCATACGATCAACACAGAACTTGCTGAACAGGGTGTGCCGAAGGAATTAAGGAAAGCTTTATTCGGCTGGTCATCTGACCAGGTTGCTGATGGGTATACGCATCCGGAGAACTACGATATCTCAAAACTCACAGGTATCATCGACGCTACTGTAGGAAAAGGTACAAAGAAAGGCCGGCAAAACAAAAGGTAGTGATTCTCCAGATCCACGCCTCAGCCTGTAGATTCGCCAGGTGTTTTGTAATCTGGGTCGTAGCGCTCTCTAAGGATGTTGAAGATGTCTCGAGCGAAATAAAGCTGTTGAAGGCCGCGTTCGTAGTCAGTTCGAGCTGCACTGACAGCTGCCATGCCTTCTCTGAGAGTTCGAGCGATCTCTTCGTCCAGTCTTCGATTAACCTCAGCTTGGTCCCTAAGGCTTCGAAGCTCAGTATCGAGCTGTCCAGCGCGCTCGCGCCACTCTGCCACAGCAGACCTGAGTTGGTCTCGCTCTGCTCTGACTGAGACAGAGGCTGATCTGTAAAATCCGATTCCGATGCTTGCCCCCAGCACAAGCCCGACAAGAACAAGAACAAAATAAGTGCGCCATTTCTCCATTTCATTTTTCTCCCTCGTAGGTTGGAGATTTAGACTTAACACCCTTCCACGCCGCGGCGACTTCTTTAATTTCGTGGGTAGTCGTCAAAATTGGGTAAACTATCGATGCTACAGTACAAGCGACCCCGCCCCAGAATGCCCATTGACTGTTTCTGAGAGCAGCGATTGCGAAAAGAGCGAATGATACACCAGCGTAGAGGATCGCTAAGAGCCTGCGGTGAGACCTATCTCCGTTCGCTTCCTGTGTGTAACCGGCGCTCATAAATATTCCTCCGGGTTTATCCTTAAAGGATAATCGTCAAGTTTCGTGGCTTGGTGGTGGATTTCCCAGTGGACGTGAGGTCCGGTAGACTGCCCCGCATTTCCTACTCGTGCCAACGGTTGACCGTCTTTTACTTCCACGGTCTCAGTCAGCATCATGTGGCATGGGTATCTGGTGGTTTCGCGCTCTTCGATGTAGTACGCGTAGCGGAAGGGAAATTGTGCTGGGTGCGGCTGGGGATTAAGAATCTGGGAGGCCCAGATATGAGCGAGAATATGCATCCTGCCTTTCGGCTCATAGAGGACAATGATCCCGCCGTATATGTCGTACCAGTAATCTCTCCACGGAAATTCCAGGATCTCTGATTTCTCATCGATCCCTGGGGCTCCCCATGCTCCGCCAGGGCTCCTAAAAATAACCACCCCCTGGGCGGTCCCTCTGGCCGGCGCCCTAATGATTCCATCCCCTCCTGCCAAATCTAGGGCCCCGTGGATGTGCCAGCGCTTCTCCGGGGGGAGATTGAGCGGTCGCATCTCCTCAAAGCCCGTCGTGATGATTCCGTTCCTAATCACATTCATCTTAACATCCCTGTTGCTTATCGAGTTTTGCCTCAATATTTGCGAGGGCCTTGAGGATGTGTTTTACGTCTGTTTTTATCTCGGTTGTATCTATCTGTAGATCCTGACTGTCTCCCTCGAGTTTTTCTATTCTTTTTTTTGCATCCTCGAGATCCTTCTTTAGCTGTTCCTGCTCCTTCTGGCGTTGCCCCTCTTTCACTTGGGTATCCCTCTCGCGGTCCCTTTTATCGTTGCTAAACGTTAGATACGCGACAATCGACCCCAATAGGGCCGCCAAGCTCACCAATATTGATAGGTCAAGCTTCATGGAACACCAAGACCCACCCGGGCCTCAGCCTCGCTTTCGAACCAGTACCAGCCGTGGACTGGATAGGTGTACTCCCCATGCTTGTCTCGCTCCATCCTGAAATCCCTGCTTTCAACAAAGTTCGGTCCAAAAAGCAGGGTGCCGTCATCGTTTTTATAAAATCCGCTCGTGTCATCCATACCCGCTCCTTATCCTGTAATCGTCCAGCCCTTATCCGTGGCGATCGCTCGCTCAGCTGCGCTCAAAAATAATGCTCCTGGAGTACCTGTGATAGTAATTGTTTGACCTGTAACTACCGCGAGGTTGTTAAAAATCTCAACAATAGACTCTCTTGTCAGAGATGTGTACGCGAAAGATATGGTAAGAGATATGCCTGTTATATTCGCACGATAAAGCCTCTTGCAAGAACTAAACAAATTCGAGACATCAGTTGCGCCTGTTATATCAATACCATGCACCTCTAGCAGCGATTCGCAAGTGCGAAAAGCGCTATTGGCTGAGCCAACTAAATTAACTCCATGCAGGTTAACGCGCTGCAAACACACCGCACTATCTGCAAAGCTTGTTAAACTAGAGACCGTGTTGCCAGAGAGGTTTAGGTCGATCTCGGCAAGTTTAGAATACTTAAACAACCAACTAAAGTTTTTTATATTTGCAATGACTTCAGGTGGCGCATTAAAAGACTGCAGCGCAGGGGATACCCCCTCGGTGGTAATGTTGGAGGTTATTGTCGCAATCTCAAAAATTGACAGACGCTCAAGGTGATATAGATTTCTGAGAGCTAAGCTCGTTAAATACGACGACCTTATTGATATATCAAGGGCTGCAAAATAGAGCCTATAATCATCATGGATTGTAAGCGATGTCAGATTAAATCCAGCTTGCGGCGTGATAGTTATGAGGACCTGCTTATATCCTCGCGAGCACACTGACGATTCGGGAAGTGCCGAATAATCATACTGGTGTCCAACAAAAGA